CACATGCCATTCAGCGTTATCAGGAGCGCGTCGAGAACGTGTCCGCCGATGAAGTGCGCGAACGCCTCTGCCGCCCAGCCATCGCCAAGGCAGTGCAGTTCGGTGCCCGTTACATCCGCCTCGGATCGGGTCACCGCCTCGTCATCCTCAACCAGACCGTCGTCACCGTCCTGCCCGTGCACATCGGGCTGCGCACGCTCGATTGGAGCCCGGTCCATGCTTGAGGCTCAGTCGTTTGCCGACCTGCCTCTGTTCCGCTGGGCACTGGCCAACCCGCGCAAGGTTCGCCGCCTTCGCGGTGCCAAGCCCATCGTCAAGCACTGCCGGGACTGTGGGTGCCCGATCAATCGCTCGTCTCGTGGCCGCTGCAAGCCCTGTGCGACGGTTGGGCTGCGTCGCCCGGTCCCTGATGGGTTTATGTCCATCTTGCGCCGTACGGGCTCCCACGGGGCAGCACAGCACTATCACGCGAGCCTTGCCACGGTGACACGGTGGCGGCGTGAGATCGAACTGAAGCCGCAAGCCAGGATGAAAAAGGGCATCGGGCAATCGCGCACCGATCGCGGGTTTGTCGCACGGCCCCTGCTTCAGATCCGCGACATGACGCTGGCGGGACAGGCTGCGGATTATCTGCGGCGCTTCGGCTCGGTCTACCGGTGCAACGAGGTGGGCAATGCCGTGACCAAGGGCACGCACTGGCGTCGCGGCTTTTCCGTGATGGATGACAATGAACTGATCCGCCGGGCTGAGAGGCTTGGGTGGGCGAAGATGGAGTTTTGATGATGGCGCTCACACCGAAGCAACAGCGGTTCGTTGAGGAGTATCTCATCGACCTGAATGCATCCCGTGCGTACCGTGCGGCGGGCTACAAAGGGAACGACAATGTTTGCGCAGTCGAAGGCCATAAGCTCCTAAGCAATCCTAAAGTGCAGCCGGTCATCTCTGCGGGCAAACTGGCCCGCTCCGAGGAGACGGGCATCACAGCGAAATGGGTGCTGGAACAAGCTGCCAAGGTTTACAGGGAGGCGCACACCGATAATGACCGGAAGAACGCCCTCCGCGCCTTGGAGATGTGCGGCAAGCATGTGGACGTCGGCGCGTTCAAGGAGGGTGCGGCCAACGTGAATGTGAACGTCAACGTCGGGCTTGAGCATTTTTACGGCGGAGATGCCGCATGACCGTCCCGCTCTGCAAAAACTGCCGCTGGTTTCAGCCCAGTTTCCGAACATTGCCATGCCTGTGTGTAAAGCCCACCGGGGTGGTGATCGATTTCGTGAACGGGTCAACTACGGTGCGAAGTCAGTTCAATCCGCATCGCGAACGTGCCAACGACCGAACGATGTTTGGCCGAACCCGGTGCGGTCCATCCGGTCGCTTTTTTGAGCAGCGCACGCCACCTCCACCGCCACCGTCACAGCGCAAATAGATCGTGGTCCTGAAGTCCAAGAAGAAGCTGATCCGTGGCACGCCTGATCCACAGGCGGCCCCGGTTGCGTCTGCGGAGATCAGCCACAACGGCGGCCCAACGCTCAACCCGGTGCTGCGGGAGTTCTGGCGCGCCAAGACCAATGACCGCAACGAACCCATCCGCAACCGCGTGCTGTACGGCGGGCGCGCGTCCTCGAAGTCGTGGGACGCTGCCGGGTTCGCGATCTACCTTGCCTGCAATTACAAAATCCGCGTGCTGTGCGCTCGCCAGTTTCAGAACAAGATCGAGGAATCGGTCTATTCGCTGCTTAAATTGCAAATCGAGCGGTTCGGCCTGCAAAGCCAGTTCCGTGTTCTCGACAACAAGATTATCAACAAGCGCACCGGTGCCGAGTTCCTGTTCTATGGCCTGTGGCGGCACATTGGCGAAATCAAGTCGCTCGAAGGCATAGATATTTGCTGGCTTGAGGAAGCGCACGCGCTGACCAAGGAGCAGTGGGATATTCTCGAACCGACGGTGCGCAAGGAACTGTCGCAATTCTGGATCATCTTCAACCCGAAGCTGTCCACGGACTTCGCATGGCGGCGGTTCGTCTCTACCCCACCGCCTGGCACGCTGGTGCGGCAGATCAACTACACCGAGAACCCGTTCCTCTCGCGCACCATGCACGACGTCATCGCGGCAGCACGGGCAGAGGACGAGGACGAGTTCAATCACATATACCTCGGCGTGCCGCTGGACGACGACGACGATGCGGTCATCAAGCGTTCGTGGGTCATGGCCGCCATCGATGCGCACATTGCCCTTGGGATCGAGCCCAGCGGGCACAAACGCATCGGCTTCGACGTTGCCGACAGCGGCGCGGACAAGAACGCGACCGTGGTTGCGCATGGTTCGCTCGCCTTCACGTCCGACCTGTGGAAGGCTGGCGAGCATGAACTGCTCAAGTCCACCACCCGCGTGTGGACGGCCGCACAGGAGCATGGCGCGGACGTGGTATTCGACAGCATCGGCGTGGGCGCGATGGCTGGCGCCAAGATCAACGAACTCAATCAGGCGCAAGGCGTGCGCGGGACGCCTGTCCGGCACATCGGGTTCAACGCAGGCGGCGCGGTGCACAAGCCCGATTCAATCTATGCCCGCTCGCACCCGCCCCGCACGAACAAGGACTTCTTCGCCAACGCCAAGGCTCAGGCGTGGTGGCTGGTGGCCGACCGGTTCCGCAACACGTTCAACGCGGTGCAGAGCGGGATTGCAATCGACCCTGCCGACCTGATCTTCATCTCGTCGGACATGCCGAACCTGCAACAGTTGATCGATGAACTATGCACGCCGAAGCGGGACTTCGACAACGCGGGCAAGGTGAAGGTCGAGAGCAAGAAGGACTTGGCCAAGTCGAACCGCCCCGGTGGCGCTGTGGCATCGCCGAACTTGGCCGATGCGTTCATCATGGCATTCGTGCAGAGCCGCCGGGCAATGCAGATTAGCGACGAGGCTCTGCGGGCAGCGTAAACCCCTGCCGCTCAAGTTCCGCCATGATGTCCGCCGTCTCCGATGGATCGATGCCCGATTCGGCCAGTTGCTTGGCGCGCAGGGCCAACTCTTCCGAGGCGGCGGCGGCTTCGAGCAGTTCTCGCAAGGATACAACCATCGGGCACGCATAGCACATTCCGGCGCGCGCGTAACATGGACCTTACACGGTCGTAGCGAGGTTCCATGTTCAACCGCATCCGTGCCGCGTGGCGCGCTCTCTGGAATAGCACGGCGGCCCCGGTCATCATCCCCGAGCCTGAGCCCGCAAAGGCCATGCGCATTAGCCACGCAGCGATGTTCGAGGCCGAGCGGTACGGCACGCCCGTATTCATGCCCGAGCAGACGTTCGCCATGCCCGAGCCCATGCAGGGCACACTCCCGGCAGGCATGGCCATGGATAGCGCCATGCCGACCAACGACGCGATGCTCAGCTACGCGCTCAGCCAGTTCGCGCATGAGGGCCTTGGCTTCCTCGGGTTCGCCTATCTCGCCCAGCTTAGTCAGCGCGCGGAATATCGGCACATCGCGTCCATCTGGGCCGAGCATTGCACGCGCAAGTGGATCAAGGTCACAGGCGACGACGCCAAGGTCGAGAAGATCAACGAGGAACTGGACCGGCTCGATATCCGCCACCTGTTCCGCGAGGCCATCGAGAAGGAATGCTTCTTCGGGCGCGTGCAGCTTTTCATGGACTTCGGCGACTTCGACAATCCCGCCGAACTCGATAAGCCGCTGGTGCTGGACAAGGGCAAGATTGGCCCCAAGCGCCCGATCAAGCGCCTTGGCGTGGTTGAGCCGCTGTGGTCCTACCCCGGCGCATACTCTGCGCAGAACCCGCTCGCCCCGGACTTCTACAACCCCTCGACGTGGTACGTGTCCGGCATGACGGTGCACGCCTCGCGCCTGCTGACGCTGGTTGGCCGTCCGATGCCGGTCATGCTCAAGCCCGCCTATGCGTTCGGCGGCCTATCCATGAGCCAGATGTGCAAGCCCTATGTCGACAACTGGCTGCGCACCCGGCAGTCCGTGTCCGACCTTGTGGCCGCGTTCTCGGTCATGGTGCTCAAGACGGATATGGAGCAGGTGCTTCACGGCTCACCTGCCGACGGCCTGTTCAAGCGCGTGGACCTGTTCAACAAGACCCGCGACAACCGTGGCGCATTCGTGATCGACAAGGCCACCGAGGACTTCGCCAACGTCTCCGCGCCGATCTCTGGCCTCGATAAGCTGCAATCGCAGGCCATCGAACAACTGTCGTCCGTGTCGGGCATTCCGCTGGTCGTGCTGCTGGGCATTACCCCGTCCGGGCTGAATGCATCGTCCGACGGCGAAATCCGCGTGTTCTACGACAAGATCATTGCCTACAACGAGAAGGTCGTGGGCCCGGCCCTGCGCACCCTTCTCGACGTGGTGCAGCTTTCCCTGTTCGGTGACGTGGACCAGACCATCGGCTTCGAGTTCGAGAGCCTGTGGGAAATGTCGGACGCGGATAAGGCGGCCATCCGCAAGTCTGATGCCGAGGCTGATCTGGCGTACATCAACGGGGGCGTCGTCTCGCCGGACGAAACTCGCGAGCGGCTGAACGACGAGGAAGGCGGGCTGTACAACGGCCGGTTGGATGGTGCCGCGCCTGAGATGCCGGATGATCCGACCGACGAGGAATCGCTGGCGTTTGCCGGGGACTCCGCGAACCACGCGGCGGGCGTCATGTGTGTTGCCGCCGATGGCCGGATGCTGTTCCTGCGCAGGTCCGATGATGCGGGCAGTTACCCGGGGACATGGTGCTTCCCGGGTGGCTCGATAGATCCCGGCGAAGATGAGTACGAAGCCGCCGTTCGCGAAATGATCGAAGAGACGGGCCATGACCTCGACGCGCCGCTCGGACTGCCTGTCACCGAATACATGGGCTTTGCGACATTCCGCGCCGACGTTCCCGACCCTGTCCCGGTCGAACTTAACCACGAGCACGTGGCTTACGTCTGGGCACGACCTGAACACGCACCCGAACCCCTGCACCCGGGCGTCCGGTTCACTCTGGGAAAATTGGAGTGAATGATGCTCACCCCCATTCGCCCCTCCGCTCCGATCCGGGACAGGTACGAGGCCCGAGTCGTTTCGGAACTGGCGGCGATGCACAAGGCGCTGGTCCGCGAGATCGAGGCCACGTGGAAGCGCCGCGAGCCTGAGACCGTCCTGACCGCGATGGACGACATTCCGGCCAAGGCGCTGCAACAGGCCATGGCCAAGGTCGGCAAGCGGTTGGGGCGCAAGTTCGATGCGCTGGCCGATAGCCTGGCCGAACACTTCTCGACACAGGTCCGCGCCCGGTGTGACCGCACGCTGGCCGACATGCTGCGCAAGGGCGGCTTCTCCGTTCAGTTCAAGATGACGCCCGGAATGCGCGACGCCTTCGCTGCCGTGCGCGCGGAGAATGTCGGGCTGATCAAGTCCATCGCCAGCCAGCACCTCGCCAAGGTGGAGATGCTGGTCAACCAGTCCGTCAGCCAAGGCCGGGATTTGGGCACGCTGACCAAGGCGCTGGAAAAGAGCTACGGGCTGACCCGCAAGCGGGCTGGCCTGATTGCGCGGGACCAGAACAACAAGGCGACCGCCGTGATGCTCCGCACCCGGCATGTCGAACTCGGCATAACGCAGGCCAAGTGGCTGCACAGCGCAGGCGGTAAGCATCCCCGCGAGGCGCACCGGTCATTCTCCGGTAAGGTCTACGATATCCGCGAGGGCCATGACTTCGGTGACGGTGACGGCCCCGTTTGGCCCGGAACCGCGATCAACTGCCGGTGCGTGGCGGTTCCCGTTATCCCCGGCTTCGGCTGACCTCCTATCCTGAGATTACGGAGGAACCGCGCATGGCGTCTACGCTCGTCGATCTTGTAAAGATCAATATTACTTCACTCGGCGACGGGCCGCTCACGCTGGGCACTGCTGTGGACGGCTACCGTGGCCGCGAGGTGCTGATCAACGGCAACACCTACAGCTATTCCATCCGCCAAGGCTCGCGGTACGAGTATGGCCGGGGCACATACCTTGCCACGACCGGCCAACTGGTGCGCTCGCCCATCCGCTCATCTGACGGCGGCCCGGCGATCAAGCTGGATTCGGGCGCGATGATCGCATTCGTGCCGCTGGCCGAAGACCTCGACGCCGTGCAATTGACCGCCGACGTGCAGGCCGCCGCGACATCGATCGTTGGTGACGCGGCACAGGTGGCCGCCGACCGTGCGGCTGTGGAAGCGGCTGCGGCTGCGTTCCCTTTCAACATCGGCGACATTGGCGGTGCGGCTCTGGTCGGCACACCCGACGGCGACGTGCAGGCCATGCTCAACCAGCGCATTGTCAGCGTCGCCACCCGCGCCGAACTCGCCGGACTGAACCCCGCGCGCCATGCCGCAGCCTACCTGATCGAGGACGGGCGCGAGGGCATGTTCAAACTGTTTCCCGGCTCCCCGCCCGTCACGGACCTGTGGCAGGGGCTTTATGTCGTCTCGGACACGGCCAGCTATTATTGGGCGCGCCTATGGGGACGCATCTCCGCGCAACCGGAATGGTTCGGCGTTGTGCCTAACAGCTACGCCTCGGCAGCGGGCAACGACACGCGCATGGCCGCCTGCTATGCCTCCGCGCCTATCACGCAGGCATCGGGCGCGGACTACTACTTCACGGACACCGTCAAGGCCAACATCGAGAACCACGGGTTCCGGGGCACAGGCAAGGATTACACCGGCGTCAATGCCGCGCCGACCCGCTTCCTCGTCACAAACGGCACGTCGGACATCATGCGTCAGGGCGCGGACACGTACCCCGGCAGCATCAACGCTTGCCCGCAAGGCATCACGATCAAGGATATATTCCTCGGGCGCACCGTCGCACCCGTGATCGCGTCCGGTTGCCGTGGGCTGGTTCAACAGTTCGCGCTCAATGCCGTGGCAGAGAACGTCAAAACCGATAGCTGTATGATTGGCATCGAGGCGAATGGCGTCATCCACACGCACCAGACCAATTGCGTCAGCGTGCGCGCCAATGCAGGCACCGGGGCCGGGACGGATTACTTCGTCGGCAACTACGCCAATGGTAACTCCACCATCGGCGCGGCGGGTGGCAATGCCTCGCTCTACATCCGCGACTGCTCGGCTGAGTGCAATTACGGTCCATTGCAGACTGCAACTGGTTCTATCGGCTTCAAGGCGGACCAAGCGTTCACGGACGTGTGGTATTGGAACCCGGAGACGGTCAACTTCTACGACGCGCAGCAAGTGCTGGGCAACGACGCGACCGGGCTCGTTTTCTCCAACACCGACCTGCACATCAACCACCCGATCCACGATCAGTTCAAGCACGCCGGGCTCTATGTGACCGACGTTGCCGCGTCTGGTTCGGTGGAAATCGAGACACCGTACTATGGCCCGAGTTCATCGGCACGCGCGGCCTATTGGGTGAACAGTTCGGAAGGCGCTGTCGCATCGCGTGGCGGCACATGGGTTATGGGTGCGGCTCCGAACTGCCAACCTATCCTGCTCGACGCATCGCGTAGTTGCGACGTCCTCGATTACCCTGTGATCCTTGAGGCGGGCGCGACCTATCCGCTGGTTTCGGCCAACGACGTCAACGACGCGCGGATCGAGGTCTTTGCCAAGAACGCAAACACTACGTCGGACACGATCATTCAGCTATCCGGCGCCTGCGTGAACATTCAGGCCGCGCCGAAATCGTCCGGCAAGAACAGCGCCTATCAGTACGGCGTCAAGGTCGTCGGCCTCACCGGCGTGAAGCGCAGCACGATCAACGTGTCTGGCCTCAACAGCGCCAACTTCCCAGCGGCCAACCGCAAGCTGAACTGGAACGCAGCCGCCATCACCACGGCGGGCGCGATTTCCGGCGCGACAAGCAACATCGCAGAAGGGAACTTTAACTGATGGCTGGGCTAGTCGGCTTTGACCGCTCGTTTGCAGTGGGTGACCTCGTCAATGTCCCTTCACAGGACTACAGCGGCGAAGTCATCGAGGTGCGTGGCACAGGTGCGACGGCTGAATACCTCGTGCGCTATACGATCGATGGCGCGCTTCGCCAGTTTTACGAAACGTGGTGGCCGGTCGATTACCTGCTGGCAGTCGCGCCATGACGACGCTCATTCTCGCCATGGATCGCGCGCCATCGGTCCGCACCCGCGACGCCAACGGATTCCTGCACGTCGAGGTGTCGAACATCTCGAAGGCCAACGTCTGCCCTTACTACGGGCGCGAGATTCCCGGCGCTTCGGAAATGGGCCTGGCACCCGATCAGGTCTACCAGCTTTACCGCGACCCCGCCGAACTGGCGAAGGGCGCAACCACGTTCAACAACATCCCGCTCCTTGCCGAGCATCAGCCCGTCTTGCCCGACAGCCTGCCCGAAGACCTGATTATCGGCAGCACCGGCACCGACGCGGAGTTCGATGGCGAATACCTGCGCAATAGCCTCGTCGTGTGGAGGCAGGGCGAACAGGACGCCATCGATGCAGAGCGCAAGCGGGAACTGTCCTGCGGATATCGATATCGCGCCGACATGACGCCGGGGGTGACGCCAGAAGGTTTGCGTTACGACGGTGTAATGCGGGAGATCATGGGGAACCACGTTGCACTCGTCATTGAGGGACGCGCGGGGCCTGACGTTGTAGTCGGAGATGAAGTGATGAAACTCAAGTCGCGCACCGCGCTTATGATTTCGGGGGCTGTACAGACCCTCGTCCGCCCGCTGCTTGCCGCCGACGCAAAGGTTGACCTCTCGTCGGCCCTTTCCGGCATTGACGGCAAGTCGATGACCAAGAAGGGCGCGGGCACTGCCCTTGCCGCCAAGATCGTCGAACTGGCAACCCCGCACCTTGCGGCAGACGCGGCGCTCGACGCCGATGCGCTGGCCAAGGCAATCGGCACGATCCAGCCCCTCGCCATGGACGAGGACAAGATCGACGACGAGGAAGTCGCCGAGGACGAAGACAACGAGGATGAACCCAAGGCCAAGGAAGCCGAGGACGAATCCGACGACGACGACGACGACAAGGACGACAAGCCCGCTATGGATGCGGCGTCGGTCAAGCGTCTGATCGCCGATGCTGAAGCGCGCGGCGCTGCCCGCGTTGCCGCAATCGAAGTCGCCAAGCGCGACGTCGCCCCCCACGTCGGCGAGATCGTCGGCATGGACAGCGCCGAGGCCATCTACAAACTGGCGCTCGATCAGGCTGGCGTTGACCTCAAGGGCGTGCCCGCCGCTGCTTACAAGGCAATGGTCGGCATGCTGCCCAAGAAGTCCGACGCAATGGCGCAGGACAGCCGCACCACGGTCTACGGCGAAAGCAAACTCGCCCAGATCGTTCCCAACCTCACCCCCATGATCCGGAGCTAAGCCAATGGCGTTCCAGACTTCCGTCGCTTCGCAGCAGAGCCCCGGCATTGAAGGTGGCTTTTACGGTGCGAACCCGCACTTCACTGTAACCAACCCCGACGAGGGCCAGTTCGTCGCTGGCTCCGCTGGCGTCACCATTGGCGTCTTCGGCTGGGCCAACACCGCTAACGGGCAGGTTTCATCGGTTCACCCCGGCGTGATCACCGTCCGCTACGGTTTCGTTCACCGCGATCAACCGGCCGTCATTGCCGCCATGCTTGCCGGTGTGTCGAACACCGTCGTGGCTGGTCAGGCAATCTATCTGCTCGAAGATGGTCCGGTATGGGCTCGCTTCGCTGCCGGTGCCACCATCGGCCAGAAGGTCTATGCCAGCTACGCCGACGGCTCTTGCGCTTCGGCTGCAACGGGCGCGGCGGCTACGGTCACCCGTTCGGTCACCACGACCAACGGTTCCAACACGATCAGCTATACCGGTGGCGCAATCTCGCCGGGACAGCCTGTTTCGGGCGCGGGCATCGCAGCCAACAGCATCGTCGGCACCGTCAACGCAGGCACGGCAACGCTCGTTCTGAGCACGACCGGCGGCGTGGCGAATGCCACGGCTTCCGCCACCGTGACCGGCACTTTCACCACAAACTTCGAGACCGCTTTTGTCGTCCGTTCCACGGCAGGCAACGGCGAACTCGCCAAGATCAGCGTCCGGGGGTAACTGAACATGCGCGATCCAATTCTTCGCCAGGAACTCGCCGAGCGCGGCGTATTCTTTCCTGCAAACGCCGTCATGGCTCACGATGGTTCCGAAGCCTCGAAAGCCAAGGCCATCGGTTTCAAGCGCGATTACAAGATCGCCTTCGATGCCTTCCCGCATCTGAAGGCGCAGGCGCTCGCCATGGACGCTCAGCCCGGCCTTGCCACTTCGGCAAACGCTGGCATCCTGCTCGCTGCCGTGTCGGTCATCGACCCGGAAGTCGTGCGGGTCATTTTCACGCCGATGCGCGCTGCCAAGATCATGGGCGGCGAAGCGCAAAAGGGTTCGTGGATCGATCAGGTTGCATACTTCCCGATGGTTGAATCCACCGGGCAGGTCGCCGGCTACGGCGATTACAGCAACAACGGCGAAGTCGATGCCAACGAGCAGTGGAACTACCGCCAGCCCTACACGTGGCAGGCATTCAAGCGGTACGGCGAGCAACAGCTTGAACGCTGGGGCGCTGCTGGCCTGAACTATGCGTCCGAACTCGATACCGCGATGGCGCAGACCTTCGGAAAGTTCCGTAACAAGTCGTACTTCTATGGCATCACCGGCCTTGTGAACTACGGCCTGCTCAACGACCCGAGCCTTCCGAACACCGTGTCGCCGATCACCAAGGCGATCGCCTCGGACGGCGCGCGTTGGACTTACGCGACCACCCTCGAAAAGTTCAACGACGTCAAGAAGCTATACACCACGCTGGTCAACCAGATGGGCGGCAACGTCGAGATGACCGATTCCATGACGCTGGTCCTTTCGACCACGCGCCAGACGGAACTGGTCACCACGAACGACTTCGGCATCATCCTTGAGGATATGCTGAAGAAGGCGTTCCCGAACATGTCCATCGAGGCTGCTCCGGAACTGACCACCGCGTCGGGTGAGTTGATGATGCTCATCAAGAACGACGTGGACGGGCAGAAGGTCGCTTATCCGGCCTACACCGAGGCACAGCGTTCGCATGCTCTGGTGACCGGCGCTTCGTCGTGGTCGCAGAAGAACAGCGCCGGTACGTGGGGCACGATCATTCGTTACCCCATCGCCATCGCGCGCATGTTGGACATGTAAGGGCATCCTGACCTTACATCGCCCCGCTCGGGTTCGCTCGGGCGGGGCCTTGATAAGGCCCGGACAACCTCAGGAGAATCTTATGTTCGTCGGTTGCAAACTCCCCCACGGTCACACCATCGACCATCTTGGCGAAATCATCGTGCTGAACGGCGCAAACGTCGGTTACGACGCAGCGAACCCGTGGCGCAATGACGCCTTCCCCGATGCCATCGAACGCGCCAGCGGTTCGGGCTTGACGCTGCTGACCGGCGACAAGGAAGCGGCGTTCAAGGACTGGTATGAACTGAACAAGTCGGGCGGTCCTATCGCCGCTGGCGCCATCTTCGTCACCGAGAAAGAGGCTGACGTGAAGAAGGAAGCCAAGGGCCGCGAGAAGGTCAAGACCGGCGTTGATCCGCTTGACCCTGCCAACGACCTGCCCAAGGGGCTGGAAACGGCCAAGGAAGACTGACCATGACCGTGGCCGTGTTCAATCACGCGGCCTGGATTGCTCGGTATCCCGAGTTCGGGGCGGTCAGCGAGGAGTTGGCCGCCCTGTTCTTTGCCGAGGCCGGGCTGTATCTCGACAACACCGACAACTCGCCGGTTGAAGACGCCAACGTGCGTCTGATGCTGCTTGGCATGCTGACGGCGCACATCGCGGCGCTGTCCGGCGCGTCCGGGCGCGATTCCGGCATGGTGGGGCGCGTGTCGTCTGCGTCGGAAGGGTCCGTCTCTGTCTCGGTGGACACCGGCCTCATGCCCGGCACTGCCGTGTGGTTCCAGCAGACCAGCTATGGCCTGTCGTTCTGGCAAGCGACCAAAGGGTATAGGTCGGCGGTCTACGTCGCTGCCCCTGCGTATAACTTCGAGCCGCGCGGCGTCACGGCATGGCGGAGGTAATCGGCGGCCACAAGACGGCGCACGTGCTGCAGGAACTGGCTGACAAGCTGGGCAAGGCAACCGAGGTGCGCGTCGGCTTCCTTGAGGATGCGACCTATCCCGATGGGACGCCCGTCGCCATGGTGGCCGCGCTCAACAACTTCGGCGCGCCTAAGGCTGGCATTCCCGCCCGCCCGTTCTTCTCCAACATGGTCGCGGACAAATCGCCCGAATGGGGTGACCAGTTCGCCGAGGTGTTGAAGGCGTGCGACAACGACGTGGCCAAGGCGCTCGAACTGATGGGCGAAGGCATGTCCGGCCAGTTGCGCGAGGCCGTGGTTGATGGCGCGGGCCCTGCGAATAGCCCGGTGACCGACCTGCTCAAGCAGCGGTTTCCCATGCGCGACGGCATGACGTTCGACGACGTGATGCAAGCCCGGCGCGACGTTGCGGACGGCGAGACTGCCCCCGCTGGCAAACCGCTTGTCTGGACCGGGCACCTGCTCAACTCGATCGATAAGGAAGTGCGATGAACGTCCGCGGCATCGCCAACCGCATGACCAGCGCGGTCAACCCCAACATCGTTGCCACGCTGCGCCGCTCAACCGGCTATGCGAAGGACGACAGTTATCGTCAGGTGCCAACCTATGCCGCCGACGAGCCGATCACTGTGCAGGTGCAATCCCTGACGCAGAAGGAAATCCAGCACCTCGACAAGCTGAACATCTCGAACGGGCAGGCGTCGGTCTATGCCGACACGCAGCTTTCCAGCGTTGACCGGCCCAGCCAATCGGGCGGTGACCTGATCGTGTTCGGCACCGACGCGCGCACCCCGGCAGGCTTGCGCGGACAGACGTGGCTTGTCGTGGCGCTGCTTGAGGGCTGGCCCGGCTCTGGCTGGTCAAAGGCCGCCATCACCTCGCAAATGACGGACCCGGCGGCATGATCCCATCCATCACGCAGGACGCCGTCTATGGCGCGCTTGGCGACTTCCTCGCGACTGCCACTGGTGCCGACATCATACGCGGGCAGACCAACCGTGCGCCCATGCCTGAGGGGCCGGACTGGATCGTCATGCAGGCAGGGCGGCGCACGGCCATGTCGACCACGGTTCGCGGCTATGATCCCGCCACCGGCAAGCAGGATATGGACCTGTCCACCGCGCTGCACTTTCAGGTCGATGTCTATGGCCCGGCGAGCGCGGAAAATGCGCAGGCCATCGTCACCACCTTCCGAAGCCTGTGGGGCGTGGACCGGTTCGCGCCCTTGGGGCTCTCGCCGCTGTCTTGCGAAGATCCTGCGCAGATGCCGCTCATCGCTGGCGAACAGCAGTGGATTCAGCGGTGGATGATCGGGCTCGCGCTTCACGGCAACATCGCGGTCAGCGTTGACCAGCAATTCGCCGATACACTGATTACAGGTTTGACGGAGATCACCCATGACTAGCAGCATCCCGGCGTCGGCGATTGTGTCCGTGTTGCCCAGCGTCATTGATGCTGGCGGCTCTGGCCTCGATTTGGTCGGCCTCATTCTGACCGATAGCGTCCGCGTTCCGACCGGCACCGTGGCGTCGTTCTCGTCCGCGTCCGACGTTGCGGCATACTTTGGCCCGATCAGCACTGAGGCCACGATGGCCGCCACCTATTTCGCAGGCTACGACGGCTCGACCATCAAGCCCGCGAAGGTGTTGTTCTACCGCTACGTCGCTGCGGCAGCGCCCGCGTTCCTGCGCAGCCACGCCCTCGCGCGCACGTTGGCATCGGTGCAGGCCCTTTCCGGCACGATCATCGTCACGGTGGGCGGCACGGTAAAGACATCGAGCACGATCAACCTGTCGGCGGCCACCAGCTTCAGCGATGCCGCCGCGATCATTCAGGCCGGGTTCTCCACGCCGGGCTTCACGGTGTCCTACGATGCCCAGGCCGACGCGTTCCTGTTCACCACCACGGCCACCGGCAATGCCGCGACGCTCACCTATGCGACGGGCACGCTCTCGGGCCCGCTCGGGCTGACCTCTGCGCTTGGTGCGACGTTGTCGGCTGGCGCGGACGTCACCACCCCTGCGGCGTGCATGGACGCGGTGACCGCGCTGACGCAGAACTTCGTCACCTTCACCACCACTTTTGCACCAAGCAGCGCGAACAAGGTGGCGTTCGCAGGCTGGGCCAATGGCAAGGGCGACCGCTTCGCCTATCTGCTCTGGGAAACCGATGGGCAGGCCGCCGTCTCAAACGACACGACCTTGGCCACCGCTCTGATCGCCGCTGCTGGCTACTCGGGCACAGTGCCGATCTTTGACCCGAACGCCGGGCCCAATATCGCGGCATGGGCAGCGGGATCGATCGCGAGCATCGACTTCGCGCGCGAGAATGGCCGCCCCACGCTGGCCTTCCGCACCGGCACGATTGAGGCGGGCGTCACAAACCAGACGGTTGCCGCGAACCTCAAGGCCAATGGCTACAACTTCGTCGGCTCGTATGCCACGGCGGGCGACCAGTTCGTGTTCTTCTACCCCGGCCAGATCAGCGGCAAGTTCGACTGGATCGATTCGTGGGTCTGCCAAGTCTGGATGAACAACGCGTTCCAGCTTGCCCTGATGGGCCTGCTCACAAACATCGGGCAGATTCCGTACAATCAGGACGGGTTCGGCATGATTGAGGCATCGCTGCGCTCGGTCGTGGACGATGCCCTCAACTTCGGCGCGATCCGGGCGGGTGTGTCCCTGTCCGCACAGCAGAAGGCCGAGGTCAACAACCGGGCTGGCGGCAACGTTGCGGACGCCATCGAGCGGCGCGGCTGGTTCATCTCGGTCAAAGACCCCGGCGCCAGCGTGCGCGCAAATCGCGGCTCGCCGGTCACCACCGTTTTCTACACCGACGGGCAGAGCGTGCAGACCATCACGCTTTCCAGCGTCAACGTCCAGTAAGGGGCTTTCGTCATGGCAAACAACCGCACGTTGACCGCTGCGAACAGCACACTGCTTTTGGCCGCTGGTGTCGTGTTCCCGGTCCCGATCAAGATTCAGGGCTACAGCACGGACGACATGACCGGCATGGACGCGATCAGCCCGAAGGAGGTGTCGATGGGGATCGATGGCCGCCTGAGTGCTGGCTACGTCCCTGTGCCCGTCACGCAGAACATTTCCCTGCAGGCTGACAGCGAGAGCAACGACTTCTTCGAGGCCGTGCACGCTTACGAACAGCAGACGCGCGAGACGATGTTCTTCAGCGGAACCCTGATCGTGCCGGGCGTGGGCCGCGTCTATGCGATGACGCGCGGCGTGCTGACCAACTACGCGCCCATTGCCGACCTTCGCCGCACGTTGCAGCCCCGCCGGTTCTCGCTGGTGTGGGAAAAGGTTGCGGCGGCTCCGTCTCTCTAAGGATAGCACATGCGCAAGCACAAGGTCGTCACCATCGCAGCCGACGGGCGCGATGCGGGAAAGTCGTTCCTCTTGGTCGAGAAGTCGGCCTACGAGGCGGAAAAGTGGGCAACGCGCGCGCTTCTGGCGCTCAGCCGGGCGGGCGTTGAAGTCCCGGACGACGCGGCGCGATCCGGCGCGCTGGGCATCCTGATTGCCGGGCTTGAGGCGTTCAAGGCCCTGCCGTTCGATGCTGCCGAGCCGCTGCTTGACGAGATGCTGACGTGCATCGCGTTTGTGCCGGACCCCAACAAGATCGACCCGCAAACCGAGCGCCCAATCTACCGGGCGTTGATGCGCGGCGACGACTTCAACGACGGCGACATTGCCGAGGTGGCGACTTTGCTCAAGCTGCGCTCGGAGGTGCTTGAACTGCATCTGGGTTTTTCGATGACCGCCGCGCTCTCGAACTTGGCAGCGGCGGCGGGAATGGGTTCGAGCCAGCAGACTACGCCAACGTCCCCCGAACCTGCGGAACAGTGATCAGCGCCGGGCGCGCGACGCTGGCTGAGTTGCAGACTGTGTATTCGGTCGAGGACGTTTACGAGATGATCGAAATCGTCATGGTTGACGCCGAGAACGAGCGGCGCGCTTCGGCGGCTGCGGAGGCGGGAGCGGGTTAGGGCCGAGCTTTCCGGCAGTCGTGCCAGCGGTATTCCGTCGGGAACACGTTGAAATCCGAATAGGCCCAGCACACCCCGCGCCGCTCCAATGCCGTGCCCACCCGGTCACGCTTGACGCACGCGGCTCCGTCTGGGCCGCCCCTGCATTCCTCGTTCAATGCCATCCATTGCCGTTGAAGCGCGGCCACGGACATAGGCCGGGCGATGGCGGGCGACGATGCCACAAGCGCGGCGGCGAATAGCGTGATGGTCAAGGCTCTCATAGCCTGAGGTTACACCCTCGGAGCGCACAATGGCAGAGCATATTATCGACGCCTTCCTTGTGAAGTTCGGAATCGACCGGTCGGAATATAACGACGGCGTCCGCGATATCACCGACGGCAACAAGCGCCTCCGCGAAGGCTCGAAAAAGACCTTCGATGAAATGGAACACCTCGGGCGAAAGACCGGGGAATCCATCAAGGGCGTGACGCGCGAGGTCATAGGGCTTGGCTTGGCCTTCATGGGCGCGCGATCAATCACCGGCTTCCTTGGCAACATGGCCACCGGGGCGGCGTCGGCTGACCGGTTTGGCAAGACGTTGGGCATGTCCATTCAGCAGGTTTGGGCATGGCGGCAGGCCATGAAGTCCGTCGGCGGCGATATTGGCGACGGTGACGCCGCATTGCAGGCTGTCCAGAACGCGAAGTCCGGCTTCAAGTTCGGCACGATGGCACCTGACCAGCAGGCCGCCTATGGCCGTCTTGGTGTGTCTGGCGGCGACCTGCGCAATGCTGATGCGGGCGCGATCCTGTCGAAACTGTCCGGCGCTGCCGACAAGATGGACCCTCAGGTCTACGCCAGCCTCTTGCAACAGATCGGACTTCCGCAATCGACGATCTATTTCCTGCAACAGGGCAAGGACAGCGTTGATAAGCTGCTCAAGCAGTATGAGGCCAACTCGAAGGATGCAGAGACCGCAGCCAAGCAGTCCGAGGAACTGCAAAAGCAAATGGCGGAACTCAACACGCAGTTGACGAAGGCGCTGCTCCCGGTCCTGAACCAGATCGTCCCGATCCTGACGCAGCTTGTCACGATCCTTGGTGGCACGATTCCCGGTGCGCCAAAGGCGGGCGGCGGCTCGGGTGAAGGCAAGTCGTGGGGCATCCCCGGCCTGTTCGAGTTCAAGTCATCTGGCAGCAAGGGGAAAACCCGCGCCGACCGGAACAACAATCCCGGCAACATCGAATATGGAGCATTTGCCCGCGCACACGGTGCGATTGGCTCTGATGGGCGCTTTGCGAAGTTCGCATCGCCTGAGCATGGGTTTGCGGCAATGGAGGCGCTGCTCGGCGGCAGTGCTTACATGGGGTCGGGCCGAAATACGATCATGAGCATCCTCTCTAAATACGCACCGGCCAGCGAAAACCATGTCGGCGCATATGCCGCGCACGTCTCGAAACTGACGGGAATCGGCGTGCGCCAAACTCTGTCCCGCGACCAACTGGCGGCTGTGGCGCGGGCGATGGCTGTGCATGAAGGTTATTCTGGGGGGCGACAGGCGCATCTTTCTGCGATGGCGGCCATGCACAGCAATATCGGGCGGTATTCTGGCCGTGGCGGCGGAAACGTCACCGTGGGCACGATCAACGTTCACACGAAGGCCACCGACGCCAGGGGCATTGCCCGCGACATTCACGGCGCAATGAACAAGCGCATGGCCGTCGCACAGGCTGACCGTGTGGTGAACCCATGAGCGCGACCCTTCCCGACGTTCCGAACACACCCGGCGTCCCTGCGGTCAACCGCGCGGCTGGTGCGACCACCACGACCGAGCCGAAGCTGCAAGCGGACAGCATCCTCGTCACTGGCGCGGCAAAGGATCAATGGGGGATCTACACGAGCGACGGCGCGAAGGTGCTGGACGCCGATTCCGTCATGTCCGTCGGGTTTGAGGCCGAGAGCCGCGTCGCTGACTTCCCGGTCGAGCAAGGCGGGTTCGAGAGTTACGACAAGGTCGCGCTCCCGTTCGGCGCGCGCGTGGTCATGACCAAAGGCGGCTCGCTGGCTGACCGGCGCGATTTCGTCGCCAAGCTGGAGGAGGTGCGCAGCGACCTGAACCTCTACAACGTCATCACGCCCGAGCGCACGTACATCGGCGCCAACATCACCCGCGTCTCAATCGATCGCAGCCGGGAGCAAGGCGCGAACCTGATCACCGCCGAGGTCATCCTGCAGGAAATCCGGCAGACGGTTATTGCCACATTCACCGCGTCCCAGCAGCCAAGCGGGGCCGACACGCGCAACAATGGCATCGTGCAGGCAAAGCCCGCCGACACGGCAACGCAGCAAGTCGTGGCGGCCAAGAGCGCGGCGATCACGCCGACCGGGGCCAAGCCGTTTTTCGCGCCGAACATCGGGCAGACGCTCATGACCATTGCCACGGCCGCAAGCGTGCCCTCGCAGACGCTGGCCGTGCAATTGGCTGGCAAGGCCGTGGGCATCACGCTCGGCCAGAAGGCCACTGGCCTGTTTGCAGACGTGTTCCTTGGCGGCAAGCCCATCGTGACCGGGGTGCTGGTGCGCGATGCCGTGCGGATCATCAATGGCGCGCACCTTGGATTCCCCGGTGACCTCGCCGTCGTGGACACGCAAGGCGCGTCCGACCCGTCATTCGATGGGCTGGGCGACCGCTTTCAACTGCTCTGGGCATCATGACCTTCACCCGGCGGCTTATCGACCTGTCGTTCCAACTCGGCAGCGGCAATTTCGGCGCGGACGGGCAGGACACCGTCACGGTCGAGGGCCTGCGTTGTTCGGTGACGATTGTGCATGGCGGGCTACTGGCCGCGCGCGCTGACGTTCAAATCTGGGGCATGAGCCTCGACCTGATGCACAAGCTGACGGTGACGCAAAAGTTCTTCATGGAGCAGCGCCCGTACAACCGCATGACGATCATGGCGGGCGACGAGAACGGCAAGTCGGTCTGTTTCAGCGGGGGCGTTCTCGAAGCGTGGGCAGACGGTCGCCAGCCTCCCGACATGATGTTCCACGTCAGCGCCGCGTCCGGCCTGATCGACATGGCCCAGACGATCCCGCCCACAAGCTACAAGGGCGGCGTTGACGCTGCACTGGTGCTATCCGGCCTTGCCCAGCAGATCGGGTACAGTTTCGAGAACAGCGGCGTCACGGCAACGCTGGTCAACCCGTACAAGCCCGGCTCGCCGAAGTCTCAGATCGAGAGCATCTGCCGCGATATCGGGTGCCAGTTTGCCGTGGATGAGGCGAACATGGTGCTGGCAGTCTGGCCCGCCGGTCAATCGAGGGACGGGCAAGTCGTGCTGCTCTCGCCCGATTCCGGCCTCGTCGGCTATCCCTCGTTCACGCAGTCCGGCGTGCAACTGACGACGGCATACAATCCCAGCCTTGAGTTCGGGCGCAAGGTGCGCGTCGAAAGCCAGTTCGAGCCAGCGAACGGGCAATGGATGGTCGCGGCTCTCGCGCACCGGCTCGATAGCAATGTGCCCGGCGGCCAGTGGTTCACCGACATCGAAACCAGCTATCTGGATTACGTGGCATGACCGCAACCGGCTTTGGCACCCTCCCATCATCGCAGAATGACGCGAACTTCACCGAGTTCGTCACCCGCCAGGTCGTCAACGGCATGGCCACGATTACGCTGGTGCAGGTCATGGCGGTGAATGACGAGACGGTTGATGTGCAGCCGATGGTCTCGCAACTGGACGGCGCGGGCAATGCCATCGCGCACGGGATCATCCACGACCTGCCGTTCTTTACCCTCCGCGCCGGGGCCGCGCAGGTCCGCGTCAAGCCCGTGGTCGGCGACATTGGCATGGCGGCGTTCTGCCATTCCGATATTTCGAGCGTGAAGGCGACCAAGGCACAGGCCGCACCGCCCACGCGCCGCCGCTTCGATTGGGCTGACGGGCTTTATTTCGGCGGGTTCCTCGGCGCTGCGGCGACAACCTTCATCGACGTCACGCCGGGGCAGATCGAGGTCAAAGCCGCAACGATCAAACTGACGGGGAATGTCGAGATGACCGGCGGCACCGTCACCCACGACGGCAAGAACATCGGCAAGACGCACACGCATATGGGCGTCACCACCGGCAGCGGGACAAGCGGCGCACCGACCTGAGGCCCTATCCTAGATTACAATGGCGACGACACTCCTTCTTGATCGAGCGAATTACGATCTCTGCCTGACAACGGCGGGCGACATTGCCGTCGCGTCGGAACCCTATGCGCTTGAGCAGGACGTCGCGTCCGAATGCCGCGTGTTCAAGGGTGAGGAATATTACGACACCTCGGTCGGTATTCCGTACCTGACCGAAGTCCTTGGCCGCCCGGTGCCGGTGCAACTGATCAAGGAATATCTCGCCGTCGCCGCCAAGCGCGTGCCGGGCGTGACGAACGTCAAGGTCTTCCTCCGCGATATCAAAAGCCGGGCCGTCTCCGGGCAGGTCCAGTTCAATGACGGGATCACCACCCTATGAGCATTCCGGTCCCGACATTCACGAGCGCCGGGCTGTCCGTGCCCAGCGAGAAGGCCATCAAGGCTGGCGTGTGGGCCATGTTTCAGGACGCGTTCGGCGGCGCGCTGAACGAATCCGACGCGACCCCACAAGGCCAGCTTGTCACCTCGATCACGGCGGCCATGGGCGCGTCGAACGACTTGCTCTTGCAGTTCACCAACCTTGTTGACCCCGCGCTGTCCTCGGGCCGGATGCAGGACGCAATCGGGCGCATCTATTACATGGAGCGCATCGGGGCGACCGCGACGGCTGTGGAATGCACATGCACCGGCATCGCTGGCACGATCCTGCCGCCCGGTTCCCTCGCGCAGGCAACCGACGGCGTGCTCTACTACAGCACCGGACAGGCCACTATCGGCGAGGACGGGAACGCCACGGTGCAGTTCGTCGCCATCGAGGCAGGCCCGTTGCAGTGCCCGGCTGGCGCGCTGTCCAAGATTTACCGCGTCATCCCCGGCTGGGATTCGATCACCAACGCCTCGGACGGCGTCCCCGGACGCAACGAGGAAACGCCCGCGCAGTTCGAGACGCGCCGCCGCAACAGCGTCGCGCTCAACGCCACCGGCATCGTGCCCGCGATCCATGCCGCCGTGCTGGACGTTGACGGCGTGCTGGACGCCTATGTGACCGAGAACAGCACCGAATCGTCGGTCACCATTGGCGGGGTCAGCGTCGCCCGGCACTCGATCTATGTCGCAGCGCAGGGCGGGACCGACGCCGATATTGCTGCCGCCATTTTCAGCCGCAAGCCTCCGGGGTGTGGGATGGTTGGCACAACGACCGTGGCCGTGCAGGATCGCACCGGCTATTCGACGCCTTATCCGTCCTACAATATCAAGTTCCAGCGCCCGACCGCCAAGCCGATCTATTTTGCCGTCGTGCTGGCAGACAACGGCCAAGTCCCTGCCGATGCGGCGGTACAGGTGCAAAGCGCCATCGTCGCTGCCTTCGCGGGTGCGGACGGCGGCCAACCCGCGAAGATTGGCGCCACCGTCTACGCGCTGCGCTTTGCGTCTGCCGTGGCTGCGCTGGGATCGTGGGCGCAACTGATCTCGATCAACATCGGCACGACCAGCACGCCGACCAGCGCCGAAGTCGCGGTCAATGCTAATGAGTTCCCGACGATCACCGCCGGGCACATCGCGGTCACGCTGGCATGACGACGCTTGTCCCGACCAGTTCGGAACCGCTGGGCTTTACCGGCGATGACAGCGGCACGGCTCCGTTCTTCAACGTCCGGCGCACCGTGCTCAGCCAGTACGCGAACAGCCCGATCATGCTGGCGATCATTGATGGCCTGGCCGAAGCGATTGAACTGCAACCGTTCATCAACGACTTCATCCTGTGGCTCTGGGATATCGACACGGCGCAGGGCTTCGGGCTTGACGTGTGGGGCCGCATCGTCGGCGTGCAGCGTTCGCTCTACATCACGGACGAACCCTATCTGGGCTTCTCCGCGTCCACCGATGCAGTGCCGTTCGGTCAAGGCGCGTTCTACAATGCCGCGCGCATCTCGCCCAATTTCAGCCTGTCGAATGCCGCGTATCGCCAACTGATCATGGCGAAGGCCGCGCTCAATATCTCGAACAGTTCGATCCCTGCGATCAACGCGATCCTGCGGGCGCTCTTTCCTGACTACGGCAACGTCTACGTCCGCGACAACGGGGACATGACGATGACCTATGTGTTCGGCTCTGCCTTGTCGAAAATAGATTACGCGATCGTCACGCAGTCCGGTGTCTTGCCCCGGCCCGCTGGCGTCTCGGTGACGGTGGAGACTCCTTGATGCAGACCAGCGACCTTCCGGCAAGGTTCCCCGCTCCATTCGCGAACAGCGCGGGGTCGTCGTACATCCGCGATATCCCGGCAGCGCATCAAACCGCGTCCGGCACCGATGCGCCCGCGAGCCTTGAGGACGGCTTTCCGCCCGAGACGTTCCTGCCCGAGAGTTCCGGCGGCATCCCGCCCAATGGCAAAGACTTCAACGGCATCCTGAAGCAGATCACCAAGGCGGTGCAGTGGGCACAGGCTGGCGGTCCTGCCATCTTTGACAGCGCATTCAGCACGGCAGTGGGCGGCTATCCCAAGGGCGCGCGGCTGGCTTCCACCGTGTCGGCAGGCGTCGAATGGGTATCGACCGCCGAGAACAACACGACGGACCCCGATAGCGTCGGCGCGGCGAACTGGCTGCGTGTGGGCGTGGCGGCTGTCTCGCTCGGAACGCCCGGCTTCGAGAAACGCGATTCCGGCGTGATGGAGCAGTGGGGCTCGGTGTTCATCGGGACCGACGCAGCCACCACCGTCACGTTCCCCGAGGCCTTCCCGGTCGCGGTCTACAACGTGCAACTCTCGTGGATCGACAACCACATTGGCAGCGGGTCGCCGCAAGGGGCCTCGGGCTTCTCCTCGCCGTCACTGTCGGGCTTCACGATCTACAATGACGGCTTTGCCCGAACACATCACTGGCGGGCATTGGGGCGCTGGCGATGAGCATCCCCCCCAACACTACAGACCTGAATCGCGCCCTTGGCCGCGTCGAGGGAGACATCGGCGCAATGAAGGAAAGCGTGGACCGCATCGAGGCTCTGGTGCGCGACATGGACAGGCGGCTTGCCCAGCTTGAGGCGAAGGAAAACCAGCGCAAGGGCGCGATTGTGGCGCTCATGGGCTTCTCGGGCTTCATCGGCGGGCTGGTCGCAAAGTTCGGCGCGCTGATCTTTGGCGCTGGGGGCACGCACTGATGATCAACGTCACCGCCATGCAAAACCGCCTGCTCGCCAAGGGCTACGCCATCGGGACCGCCGACGGGGTGGCTGGGCCCAAGACTATGGCCGCGTTCCTCGCTGCCGTGGCAATGCGCCCTGTGGCCGACATGGAGGCGCTGGGGGCCGCTGCGGCGAAGTTCCTGCCCGCCTATGGCATCATGGACACGCCCGCGCGCCTCGCCAACTTCACCGGCCAAGCCGCGCACGAAACAGGATCGTTCCGCTACCTTGCGGAAATATGGGGACCGACCGCCGCACAACGTGGCTACGAGGGCCGCGCGGATCTCGGCAACACGAAGCCCGGCGATGGCTATCGCTTCAAGGGGCGCGGTGTGTTCCAGCTTACGGGCCGGGCGAACTACCGGACCATCGGTGCGCGCATCCGTCAGCCGCTTGAGGATCATCCCGAACTGGCAGAGCGGCCCGAGGTAGCCATGCAGACGGCGTGTGAGTTCTGGGCATCGCGCGGCCTCTCGACGCTGGCTGACCAAGGGCTTGAGGACGCGATCACGCGGCGGATCAACGGGGGGCACAACGGGGCGGTGGAGCGGGGGCGCTTCGTCGGTCGGGCGAAGGGGCTGCTCGCATGAATATGTGCATCCCGCACCTTCGGATTGTGGTCGCCTTCTGCATCGCGGCTATCACCGGGTACACCGCATTCAGCATTTGGGCCGTGCTGGTCTCGCACGATCAGACGTTGCTGGGCGACGTGGGCGGCACGTGGAAATCGTTCGCCGTCGCGGCTTTCGCGTTCTGGCTGGGCTCCTCGTCCGGCGGGAAAGCCAAAGACCCTGACGCACCTTCCGGCAAGCCTGCCGACCCTGTTCACGTGAAAGAGGAAGTCTGATGGGCGAGGAAATCCTCAAAAGCCTCGCGCGTCACTGGCGCGGCATCCTGATCGGGGTGGTGTCGCTGCTGGCGTGGCACTGGCACTCGCGGCTGATCGATGTGCACGCCGAGTTCGATGCCTTCCGCGCGCAAGTCGTGGCTCAATCCAAGCAGGCTGAAACCGCCCAGGCTGCCGTCAACCATGTGCCAGCCATCCTGTCCAAGGTCATCGCGGAGAAATCAAATGACCAAGCGCCTGCCTATTACGATGCTGTGCACGTTGCTGCTGAGCGGATGCGCAAAGACGGTCCACGTTGCCCCGTCCCTGCCAGTGTGCCCGGAACCGATAGTGCTGCCGAGGTCATTCACGGACCCGATCCCGCTGCCGACATGGTTTCCCGTCCCCGCGCCGAGGACGACCTCATTGTCAACGCTGCTGGGCGCGCTGCCCAAATGCACGCGGACGCCCTCGAACTGATCGCCAACGGTGCCGCCGTTGCTTCACCTCCCGCGAAACCCTGAGGCAACATGACCGACAACACCACCCTCAATCCCGGCACCGGCGGCGACAATGTCCGCACGCTCGATCGCACCTCGTCCAAGACGCAGGTGGTCGCGCTCGATGTGGGCGGGGCTGCGGGGGAAGTGCTGCTTTCGCCCACGAACCCGATGCCGGTGGCTGGCTCGGTCATCGTGGCAAACACGTCTATCGATGTCGTCCAGGGCAGCGCGTGGACCGTATCGGTCAATAACCTGCCGACCGTGCAGGACGTGACCGGCACCGTGGCCATCTCGGGCACGGTCAACGTCGCTGGCCCTCTGACAGACGCTCAGCTTCGCGCCTCCGCGCTGCCGGTCAGCGTATCGGGCAACGTCGCAGTCACCGGCCCACTCACCAACGCGGAGTTGCGCGCGTCCGCCGTGCCGGTGTCGATCTCGAACGAAATTGAGGTCAAGAACGACGCGGGCAATCCGCTAACCGTTTCTGTTGGCGCGATCACCCCGACCGCCGCCAACCCGGCTGCGACCGACACCGCCTTGCCGGTCGCGCAAAAGCCCATCCCGATCTGGATCGCATCCTTTGCAGACGTCGGCACATCGCTGCTTTCGCCAAAATTCACGCAGCGCGTTCTCGGCACTGGCGTTGGCGCGACGCAGGCTTCCGGCAACCTGCTCGTCACATCGGGCACCACGACCAACGCTGAATTCTTGGCGCGTTCTACCGAAGCGTTTAGCGGTGCATTCATTCACCGTCTCAAGGCGACGCTTTCGCAGCGTATTGCCAACAACAACTTTGCGGCCATGCTGGCGGACAAGGTTGGTGAAGGGTTGGCGTATAACTGCACCAGCGCCACAGTCGTCGATGTCACGCTCGCAGCGCACGGCTTCACGGCCAAGAACGTCGGCCAGTTCATATGCCTCGGTGGCCTCACCGTCACCTCGGGTACTGGCGTTCCGGGACGCTACGCTATCGCGTCCATCATTGACGCGAACACCATCCGGTTCACGGTGGCAGGCTGGGCGACCGGCACCGGCACGCTCGATCTGTTCGGCTGGAACTATTATCGCGCGCTCTATACCGGGACGACCGCAACCAACGTAGCGCTTGATGCGCAGCGGCAGGGCTGGGCGTCGGGCGACACCACCGCGACGATCAATACGACCGCCTCGCAGGGTCACGTCCTCCAGCTTCGCGTTGATGGCCGCAACGCCTATTGGGAGGATAGCCTTGTCGCATCCTCGACCACGGCCAGCCTGACCACGCGCGCAAGCCGGTACGAAAACCTGCCTGATCCTGACGTTGCGCTCTACCTCTACCTCTGGTCCTACAACGGCACCACGGCACCGGCTTCGACAACCACATGGACGGTCGGGTTCGTGTCGGTTGAGGATACCGTCAACAACGCGGTCTATCTGGCTGGCGTGCGGCAGTTCGGGCAGGCC